TGGACGCACATAGAAAACCTCTTCAGGTTTCAGGTCGCCAGTCGCAACCTTCAATACACGACGACCGGTATAACGCTGAGACTGAACATCAAAAGAAACTCCAACACGATGAGTTCGTGCCTGAACCATTACATTATGAACAAACCCAACACAATCCAAAGAAATGGCAGGATGCTCTAGAGGTCCCCAGTGCCCCCTCTCATTTGCCAGAAGTTGCTCAATTACCCATTTACCACATTCCTTTTCCGCAGGAGGAAACTTAGTGTGAATAGGGTCTTCACTATAATCATTCTTACCTGCCTGATAAACAAGAGTCTGTGGAAGTTGTGTCTGACGAATCATCACAACTTTCATATAACGGTCAAGTTCAAGAAGGTCTTTTGCTTTAATTGGTTTCATTTTCCAAATCCTTTTGATGTTTTTGCTTCTAATTCTGCAAGTTCTTCTTTGACAACTCGCAGTTGTGATTTCATTTTCTTAAGTTCTTCATTAGAATATAAGTGATCTTGCCTAATCAATCTTTCTAGTAGTTTTACAAGTTTTTTTGCTCTTACGGACATCAGTTAAAAAACCTCATCATAGTCAATTTCCTCTGGTTTAATGTCATCATACTTGTATTGTGGTATATCAGAATATATCTCTGCCTTGAGAGAATCTAAAAGCAATTCCATATTCCGAATAATGAGTTTTAATCTTTCAGTATCCATTTAGATTGATATTCTGAATTCATTATACAAAAAAAGAGAGGACTTGTCAATCCTCTCTTGAAAACCCTTTTTGGGTGAATTTTTTGGGGGATTTTTTTCCGCCTTTCTAGGAAATCACTTTCGCCTTTTCTTTTCGGGTGCTCGGTATCCCCATATTCTAGGAGATACTCTTCCATATCCAAAGTCAATTTTTTGAACCGATCCTGGTCCAAACTTATCATAGTACATATCAAAGATTTTAACTCTAGTTCCACGACATAAGTCTACATAATTTTCACCATCCACACGATAAAGAATTAGATAAGCATCATTTGGTAGAGAAGGATCTTTTACTTGAGCAAGATTAGTACGTTCAAAAAGAATTTCACAACCGTAACGAGAAGAAGTTTCTTTTTTTTCTTCTGGAGTCCACTGCATAATCTCTTCCTCTACTACTACAGTTTTACTCACGAACGACCTCCCCATACAATTTCTGGGTATGCCTGAGAAACAAGTTCTTTTGTAATTTTATATTTCGTCTCAAGTTTTTTATCTTTTACCAAACACAGAATCTCTGCCTCTAAAGGATGAAGACCTTGTAGAACATTAATAAACATAGTTTCTCTGCGAAGAGAACTCAGACTATCATTACCACCCTTAATAAAATTATAAAACTTTGAATATTCTTTACGAATTGATGAAAAACCCTGATCTTGTGAACCAAGTGAATTAGAACCAATTTCACTCATTTTCCCTACGGCATCATCAATCTTCTCGCTTAGGGTTCCACTAAATGAACCTTGCTCTCCCACACTCGAATAGGGAACAATACCCACTGGAAGAGAAGATGTCAAACTTTCATCAAAGTTCCAGATAAAAATTGCCCTGAGTGATGGGTCATTATATTTTTGTAAAACCTCAACTTTTTTGATATTGGTTCTTTGCTTTGATACTAAATTCAAAACCTCAAAGGTAAAAGGATTTGCTGGCAAATCAATACTTACCGATGGGGTTGTTTTTGGTTTTGCTTTTGTCGCTGTCATAATTGTTTAATATGTAATTATAATCTTAATGATATTTAGAGTTTATTCTTCTTCATCATCATCTTCATCATCAATACCATCAAAGTATCCAGGTTCAAATCTTACAGAAACGATTTCTTCGTCAATAAGATCGCCGTCTTTATTATAAAACTCTGGATGATAGGCAATTTGCTTTGGTCCTTCCTGATGAGTCATCATATATTCTCTGCCGACCCAACCCAACATGAGACCCATTATAAAAAATAGTACGGTTAAGAATGAACCTATAACTAAACTAGTTGCCAACATTTTTTTTCTCCTGGGAAACTACTCGACTTTCCTTGACTTTATCGAAAATTCAAGATAGATAGTTATTTCTCGTTTGAGAAAGGAAATCATCTTCTCAAATATAAGATGAAAAAGTTTAGGTTGTTTTCTTTTTCCTCCAGTAAGTATAAGTTCTACACCACGGTTCGGTGTTATATCATTATTTATGTCTGACATTATACCATTTGTTGTTCCTTCAGAAACTTAACGGTGTCAGTGCAACCGCCCAATCTCTTGTCGTCACAAATAACCTGTGGAAATGTGGAACCTTCACCAAACTCGGCATAGAACTCTTCTCTGGTGAAGTCCTTGTTAAGATTATACACCACGAAGTTATTATTTGTCAACTCCAAAACAGTTTTAATCTTGTAGCAATATGGGCAATTGTCTTTTGAATATACAGTAAAGTTCATAAAATTTATTAATTTTTGTGTAATATTTAGATTAACATTAATATCCATCTTCATTCCAAACACAATCATCAAGGTATGGTTGAAGATTCCAAGGTATTCCTGGAATATTCCATTCAGTCTTTCCTAACCAATTAAAATCAATAATAGACTTTGGAAAAGACTTAAAAATATTAAAAGTTATAGAATCACTAATTTCTTTTGCAGAATACCAATTTGGAGCCCCATCAAACAAATATTCGGATGACTTCAGTATCATACGATTAATTGATTCATCAAATCTTGCACAATAATGTGCTCCAATATAAGTCTCCGCTCTAACAAAACAATCATAATATTTGCCAAGATTTTCTTTAGAAACATTAATAATATCATTAATTGAATTTTTTTCTAAAGGAATACTAAACAAATTAATCAGTGATTGAGTCTCCCCCCAAAACATATGATCTCTGGGATGAAATAAAAGACCCGGATAAACTCCACAGACAAATATTTTTTCTGTGGAGTCTGTATAATTTTCAATAAAAAAGTCATACATTTTAGTAAGACTATTACAAGTATAATTTTGATCGGATCTAATTTTAATAGCGTATTTAGAGGTACATTTTTTCAATCCATTCAAAGAAGATAGTATTTGAAGATTGCTGTTTCCAATTCCATAAGATTGTGGATATTTATTTTTTTCAATCAATACTCTTTCGTGACAAAAATCTACATCTTCATCTTCCCAACAAGACACTATAATTTTATCTATGAATGGAACTTTTAAGTATTCTTCTATAAGATTACAAGTATAATCATAATATTTTCCCTGAATAACAACATCAAATTTATTAGAAATTGACTTAGTTTTTTTATGAAATCCACTCATAATTAATATCCTACACCCATTTTATCTAAATTCTCTTTGATACGTTTTTCATATTCATTTGTAATTTTATAGTCATTTAAAATTTGTAGGAATAGAGATTTAGACTCCTCAGTTTTACCCCACCACCATCCAGAATATGCTTTTTCAAATAATAATCCATACTTACCTGGATATTCTACATCAGTTCTTAGAGGATTAGAATCAAAATTACAGTATCTAAGTGCAAGATCTGCATTCAAATATGTGTCCTGCCACCAACTTCTTTTTTCGGCATAACGACTCAAAAGAAAATATGCTTCTGGTCTATCAGGTCTAAAGGATTGTGCTTGCCATAATAGTGATCTTGAACTTCCATCTCTCTCACCTTGTTTTTCATAACAATACGAACCACGAATTAATGCTTCATATCCAAGATCTGTATCTTCAGATCTTTCAGCACACCTTAGAAAATAAGAAAGTGCTGGCGCAGTATGCCCTTCATTTTCATAATAAACTCCTAGATTAAAATTATGTTCCGCATTTTCAGTATCTAATGAGTAATCGGTTAATAATTTTTCAAGTTCGGTATTCACCAATAAATTTGGTTGCCCATAAACTTTACTCCAGTAATTAAGAACAAGTTGTCTAGCAACTTTATGATTTGTCTTATGACCATCTTTTACATCATCATCATATCCAACAAATGTAGAATTAAATTGGGTATTTTCAACGAAAAGAGGAATAGTATAAGATTTTCCTACGGAAGCAAATAAAATATTTTCAATCAAAGGCATTATATCCTGATTTGGAATCTCCAAAACATACTCATCACCTTTAATATAAGTATCAATTATTTTTTTAGCATAGTCTCTGGTTAAGATATATGCACTTACACCCCAGTCGTCCCAATACCTTTCACGAAGACTAAATGTATCAAAATTATCCCGAATGGTGAATAACTGAACACATTCAGCATCTTCTGGAATCTTTTCAACAAATTGCTCCCAATTAAAGTTCCAGTACTGAACGGTTTCCAAACTTAAATCATCTTCACAGAAGAATCCATAGTCCTCTTCGGTGTTTTCATACCATTCTTTAATTGATTTTAAATGAGAAATGCAACAACCTTTTGTACCATCATTCAATTGATAGGCATATTTTCCAGATACTTTATCCTGACTATCCTTAAATCTCTTTGATTTGATTGAAACTGGAGAAATTCCATATTCTTGAAATTGCCTTTCAAGTTCAGTTTGTCTATCAACACTTTCATCTAGAGTTATATAATAAATTGATGGAATTCCATTCAATTTATTATTATCAAATTTCATATTATCAGTTTTCTCTTTTGCAGAATAATAATTAGTTTCTATCTCCCGAACAATCCATTTCGTCTTTGGTTCAATATAAGTAACTAAATTATTTTCATCACTTAAAGTTCCAGACTCTATCAATCTATTCTTATTAAGGTTAGTGTATTTCATAACTAAAGCATAATCAACCTGGAAAGGAAGAGAATCGCTTGAGTACTCATGCGCCATCATATCCGTAAAATATGCTTCATCATCAGCACTATAATCCTTAGAATGTTTAATTCGGTTTTTATCAGGATGTGGTAAATGAAGAATACGATAATCATAATTTATTTTTTTGTGCTCAAGACTCAATCTTTCAAGTCTAGTAATAATTTCACCATCATCCCATCCATAGCTCAAAATATCTTCGTTAAAACCACCGATTTTTTCAAAGTTCTCTTTAGATACAAAAAGAAGACCTTTCAAATATTTAAAATAATGCGAATAAGAATTTGCATATTTAATAACATCATCAATATTAGCACTAGAATATTCTAATTTAGTAATTCCATTTTTATCAACATATTCCAAAGTATCAAAGTTTGGATTCCCACTTACAAATGAATTTTGGTCTATCTTATAGGATTCAAAAAAATTATAATAAGGATTGATGATATAGTCACAATCCACTTTTAGAATATAATCTCCAGTTGCAATAGATGCCGCAAGATTTAAAGGTTGGCAAAGATTAAAATATTTTTCATCTTCAACTCTAATAATCTTAACTCTTTCATCAAGTTCTAATAAATCATTAATAGGAACATCAGAAGTCCAATCAACAATAATTACTTCCTTAACCTCATCAAACATTAACCAAGAATTAAGAGAAAGTTTTAAAGCATTATACCTATTCTTACAAGCACAAATTAATGATACATTTGCCTTTGGATTCTTTTTTTTGTTCCTGATATAAAATGCATCACCAAAAACTTGACTATAATACCACTCAACCTCAACTCTTTCAAATCCTTGCTTCAAAAGAAAATCATCAATCTCTTCTATTTTGGCATTACCTTCATAAACTTCATCACGATTAACCTCACAAAAAATATAATCAATATTTTCAAGAGTTTTTACACCACCTCGGAAGACTTCAAGTTCATATCCTTGAACATCAATAACCATCATATTATAATCATTATAATTATAATCATCAAGTTTGTTCATTTCAACTTCTTCGGTTCCAATAAATGAAACTTCAGGATGAGCACTCAAGTGAACCTTAGGATTTAATACAGAACTACTCTGACCTTCATTATCACTCACATTCATTACAACTTTTTTATTATCATTACCCAAAGCAACCTGATGGGCAATAATATTAGCATTCGTTTTTTTTATATTTTCCGATAATATAGAAAAATTTTCACCTAAAGGTTCAAATAAAACAATATTATTTACACCATATTTCTGATAATCTGAAATTACATTCCCATAGTGCCCTCCAATATGCAAAATGCCCGTAATATTCAGGTCATATTTTTTATGAACATAGTCAAAATCTAGTATCATTTTTAAACCTCAGTGAAAATAAAATCCTTTACAACTTTTTGTGAAACTTTTAGTAGATATGCAGCATTATCTTGAAATCCAAATGTAATTAGATAGTCATCACCATACTCACACATACCAACAGCAAATTCAACTTCTGCATTTAAGAAAGAAAATCTGGGAGAAACTTTAATAATATCCCAATTCTCATCCCACAAAACAAATCTATGTCTATATGTCCCATCTTTTCTATCTTGAGGGCTTCTAAAGAGAAAAGTTTCGTGATTTAATGCCAGACGTTTTCCAGAACCAAATGGAATGACTTGAGAACCTCCCCTCAAATCAACACATCCTAGTTCTTTCCAAGGGCTAAGATGAACTTGTTCTGTTGTATTTCTTCCAATATCATATTTCACAATCTCAGTTCCATTCGTCCATTTGACAAAATGAAACGGCATATCAAGAATTGGCATCCAATTTTTTTCACAATATGTATCATCATTTCCCGGAGTTGGAATACGGTATTGTTTAATTTCCTTTACTCCATTTGAGGTAATCTCAATTTCAGAAAGTTCCATTCTTCCTGTACCAACCGCATCAAGATCTCTCCTGACACCACAGACATAAAGTTTTCCATCCCACCGAACAATACGACAGTCCTCAAGACCTACAAATTCCCAAAGTTCTTTATCGGGAAATTTTGTTGTATCAACACGATGATAATTTTTAATTCTCATATGATCATCTAGTTCGCACATATAGTTCCAAGTGCGAAGATGAAGGTCATTTTCTGGATGAATATAAACTAATGGTCCCCAATGATGCTCAAACTTTTTCTTCTCTGAGTGATATAAAGTATAATTGATATTTCTTAAATTGACAAGAATTTTACCATTATCATTATAAACTGAAGGATTTGTAAGAGCAGGACCTTTTAATTCTGTTGATGGTAGAAGTAAGGGATGGATACTTCCACCATTTTCTAATGCAAGTTTAACAAAATTCATAGATAAAAGTATTTTTAATTATTATAGCATAAATTTAAGTATTTACTCTGGTTTAGATGGCCAGTTAATGTCATATGGAAATCCTTCTTGCTGAGGAACATCTAAAAGTGCTTGGCGATATTCAATCCAAGCATCTTTTTCTTGCTGAGTGAATGTTTCCCATCTTACAGCATTAATCGTATCAATATAAATGCGAATATACTTGTCTCTCAAGTCTCTTTTATCTTTTTCTACCTCCTCTAATGTTGGTTCTGGAACTGGTGGGGTATTCCACCCAGATCCATTCCATACCCATCCAATATCTCCATCGTGTTGAGGTGCAACTTCAACACCCGGAGTTGGATTATGATCCTCTGGGGTTTCCAAAGACACTACATTAATAACTTCCTTTGTAATTGAATCTAATAAACAAACTCTCATTTTTAATATTCTCCTTAAGTAAATTCTAACACAAAAATAACACCACCAAGTCCTACACCACCTGCTGCATTTGTTCGCGGGTCAAGAATATTGAACTGGGCAACATCAATACTTGCACCACCACCACCCCCAGAACCATATGCTTTACCTATTAATCCTGAAGTTTGTTGTATATCTCTAACGGCAGCACCTTTTCCTCCACCACCCCAAAAAGATGTACCGCCCTCGCCACCAAAAGAAATTTCAGCAGCATCATCTCCGGCACCGTCACTACCATCACCACCTTGAATATTTAGAGTACCACCAGTAGCAGTACCACCTACACCACCTCTAGCAGAAGAACCAACAGTTGGAGCACCGCCACCGGAACCAAGATTACCACCATTTGCGGTCAATACCGTACCACCACCAGATGGAGTAAAGATAGTATTTCCTCCCGCAGTTCCTGCAGGGCCGCTGCCACCGGGGGCGCCCGATCCACCATTACCACCAGCACCAATAGTATAAGTTGCAGTAGATCCCATTTCAGCAGCGGTATAAATTCTTATTGCAGTACCTCCAGCACCGCCACCACCACCACCGGCTCCGGTGCCGGTATCAACCAAGATGGGAATAATAGAGACAAGAACAGCAGTCCCAGCAGCAGCTCCACCTCCACCACCCCCTCCAGTAGCAAAGACTATTGCTCTTTTAAGATTTGTTGGAGCAGTATATGTTTGATTAGAACCTACAGGAAAAGTAAATGCCTGAACACTATTGACATCACCACCAATCAATAATCCATCAATAATTAAATCTCCAAATATTCTAGTGTCTTGAAGTTTAGCCATAATTATATCAAGTAAATTCTAACACAAAAATAACACCACCAAGTCCTGCACCACCTACTGCGCCCGTAGTAGTATCAATAACTGCACCACCACCACCTCCAGAACCATATGCTTTACCTATTAATCCGGCAGTTGATTCTGCACCTTGAGCAGAAGCCCCTCTTCCTCCACCTCCCCAAAAGGATGATCCAGAACGTCCACCAAAAGAAATTTCAGCAGCATCATCTCCGGCACCGTCACTACCATCACCACCTTGAATATTTAGAGTACCACCAGTAGCAGTACCACCTACACCCCCAGCACCACGAGAACCAATAGGTGGAGCAGTGACCTGGCCATTACCAAAACCACCTCCATTTGCGGTCAATACAGTACCACCACCAGATGGAGTAAAGATGGTATTTCCACCCGCAGTTCCAGCTCCACCAGCAGCCGATCCACCATTACCACCAGCACCAATAGTATAACTTGGATTAGATCCTATTTCAGCAGCGGTATAAATTCTTATTGCAGTACCTCCAGCAGCACCTCCACCACCTCCAGATCCGGCGGCATTATCCGCTGCGGAAGCTCCACCTCCACCTCCACCACCTCCAGTAGCAATAACTATTGCTCTTTTAAGATTTGTTGGAACAGTATATGGTTGATTAGAACCTGTGGCAAATACTTGAACACTATTGGCATTACCACCAATCAATAATCCATCAACTGTCAAATTTCCAAATATTCTAGATCCACCCCTAAGTCTTGCCATACTATAAATTATTATTATTTTTTAGTATTTATGTATAAAAACGATTTAAAATTGTTCTATGTACGGTTTTAATTTCTAAATCAGTTAATTGTCTATTATATATTAAAAACATAGAAACACTTCCATTAATATATCCTGGAGGAGTATCTACAAGTGAGGCACAATAGGATACATCAGTTCCAGAAGCAGTATTAATTGCTGTTGCCCCAGAAGTAACCGCCACATCAGTTAATAAATTTCCATCAACATACAACTTAATATCATTTGCAGTCCCATTTGCGGGCGCGGTTGCAGCAAACATATGCCACTTTTGATCAGCAAGAGTTGGAGTTGTAGAACCTCCAACAACAATTCCAGTAGAAATTTCCACTCTTGCTTTATATGTTGTTGGGTTTATAGACATATTCCATTTACTTCCAGAAGCAGTAGTTCCCCATCCAAGCAATCTTGGAGACACATTTGATGAATTAGTTCTAAAAAATATAATAGAAGTTCTTGCACTAGTTCCAGTAACTCCCTTATATGCTGATACATTCATATAGTCATTATCTCCATCACAAAGAATAATTCCACCATTTGTCGTTGAAGAATAAAATGCTCCAAGTGTACCTATGGCATTTCTTCCATTACCACTTAGGTCTGCTAGTGCAAAAGAATTAGCAGAAGGAGTTTCATCTATTACATTATTGGATGGATATGAACGCCCAGATCCCCAGATGATTCTTACTGCACCCACAGAACCAGTTCCACCATTAGCTGGCACAATAGCTCCGGATCCACCACCAGCACCACCACCATAGTTTCCACCAATAGCAGCGCCACCATCACTTCCACCGGATCCTCCGCCACCAGGATTATCCTGTGCTCCACCAAGACCATTTGCTCCGGATCCCAGTATTCCTACACCACCTGCCCCACAAGCACAACTATTGCCAGTCGTCGGGTCAACGACATTACCACCTCCAGATCCACCACCACCGCCACCCGCACCAGCTGCCCCAGCAGTTTCAGGAGATCCATTACCCCCATTACCACCGTTTCCGGAATATCCACCAGCTCCGCCACCACCACCAGCTGATGCAGGATCCGCTGTTCCATTTACACCAGTACCACCAGCACCGCCAGAACCTCCAGTTCCAGTAACTACTGTACCACCAGCACCGCCAACACCGGCAACAGATCCTCCAGAACCACCGTTTGCACGAACTAATGTTGTAGCACCTCTACTGATATTAGAATTTCCACCAGCAGATCCATTTACAGCACCACCTCCACCGGCACCAGCAGATCCAACTGTAACTGAAAGAATTTCTCCAGCAGTTACTGAAATTGTCGTTTGGTAAGCAAGTGCTCCACCTCCACCTCCACCTCCACTTGAATTACTAATATTAGTTCCAGCCCCACCACCACCTCCACCAACACAGACAGCAGAAATAGAAGTTATTCCATCCGGAACCGTAAATTGAAAAGTTCCTGAAGTTATATATTGCTGTTGTCCTACTGCTACAGTTTGACTAACACTTGAAGGAATTCCTGGGTCCAAGTATAACTGGAGTCCTGATAATGGTAAAGAATCCAACGGTTCAATTTCATTAATAGAGTCAAGAACAATAACCGTAGTTCCAATACCAACACTAGGAAGATGTCTCATACGAGTTGATCTTGGTAATGAATCTAACACTCCAACATTTTCATCAAACTCATAAGCAAAAGCAGTTCCAAATCCGGTTATAGATGCTCCCGAATAAGACATCTCATCAAAAGAATATGCCACGAATGTACCCAATCCAAGTAATCTTCCAACTAAAGGCATATTATTATGGGGTGTAATTAAAGTCTAAGGAATCTGTTTGATTATTAAACACAATCGTAAATTTTTGAGTTGAAGAGTCAGTTGCTCCAATTGAAATGGATCCATCATTGAATAATTCTGATGTACTTGGATTGTAAGTCAATCTGTTAGATGAAATATTAATAGAATCTATAGTTCCTGAAGTTGTAGTTGCAAATCCAACATATCTAATGGCATTTGTTATTTCATCAGTAACACTTATTGCAACTCCAACTCCAACAAGACCGGAAATTCCCTGAACACCTTGAATACCTTGAGAACCCACACCTTGAGTACCTTGTGTTGCTTGAGTACCCTGAATACCTTGAGAACCAGTACCTTGAGTACCCTGAATACCTTGAGCACCCTGCGATCCAATTCCCTGCGTTCCTTGAGTGCCTTGAGTACCCTGAACACCTTGAGAACCAGTACCTTGAGTTCCCTGAACACCTTGAGAACCAGTACCTTGAGTTCCCTGAATACCTTGAATACCTTGATCACCCTGAATACCTTGAGTGCCCTGAGTACCTTGAGAACCAATACCCTGTGTTCCTTGAATACCTTGAGAACCAATACCTTGAGTTCCTTGTTCACCCTGAATACCTTGAGCACCTTGAGAACCAATACCCTGTGTTCCTTGAATACCTTGAGAACCAGTACCTTGAGTACCCTGAATACCTTGAGAACCACTACCTTGAGTTCCCTGAACACCTTGAGAACCAGTACCTTGAGTTCCTTGTTCACCCTGAATACCCTGTGTTCCTTGAATACCTTGAGAACCACTACCTTGAGTACCCTGAAGACCTTGAGAACCAGTACCTTGAGTTCCCTGAAGACCCTGAATACCTTGAGAACCACTACCTTGAGTTCCCTGAACACCTTGAGAACCAGTACCTTGAGTTCCTTGAGTTCCTTGATCGCCTTGAAGACCTTGAGAACCACTACCTTGAGTTCCCTGAACACCTTGAGAACCAGTACCTTGAGTTCCTTGTTCACCCTGAATACCTTGAGCACCTTGAGAACCACTACC